CCTGCTTACGTGGTAGGCAGGATTATCGGAGGAAGTGAGATGAAGTACGAAGGCGAAAATGCCTGGATAGACGGAGACCCAACTACATGGAACACCAGAAATGGTGGCTGTGTCGAAGGGGCTTCGTCGTCATCTCCAAGCAGCGCCTTCCCCCAGAGGTTCAATTTCCACTACTCTAGTGGGAAGAACACCCCGGAGTACTTCAAGAAGCTGAAGAGAGGTGACCTTATACCGATGCAGCCTTGGGCTCAATGGAAGGTCGACAGCCATGTGAACGGAACCTATGACACTTCCAGCGTCTGTGAAAACGACGTGGTTAAGCGTTATTGGTACTCCGGCCACTGGTGTCATCCCGACATCGCCCATGAACTGCAGATCGATGAGGTCTATGCCCGTTCTCTCATACCCTCAGACATGGGGGCAGAGCAGGTGCAGGCAGCAGCCGCGGCAATCTATAACCGCGGCTGGGACTCTCTGACGTTCATCGCCGAGCTCCACTTAGCTCTTAGAATGTTCAAGAACTTTGTGAAGCGACTTATCGTCAATGTTTCTCGCGCCAAGTATGATGATATATGGCTCGAGTGGCGATATGGCTGGAGAACACTGCTCTATGACATGCAAGACATAGAGATGGTGCTCGCCAACCTAGACGATGGACGGGTACGGTTCGCCAAGAGCGTCGAGTCATCTGTCTCAGGCAGCAATGCCTGGCAGGTGCCCTTCGCTATTGCCGGTGGGACTCTCAATCTGTTCTTCACTGAAGAGTGGAGATGCAGTATAAGAGGGTCCGTAGTCGCCGACATAAAGCCCCCGAAATTCCACTTTAATCCAGTTGTCACTGGCTGGGAAATAGTTACTCTCAGCTTCGTGATTGACTGGGTCGTGGATGTGGGGCAATGGCTAGCCGCTATGAGCTTTCTCTCACTTGCGAAGGACCACACTCAGGCGGCCGGCTATCAGTTGACCATCGGGAGGTCTCTCTCATCCAGTATGGATTGGGATGAAGATCGCTCGGGAAGTCATTCTGTAAGCGGGCAGTCTGAAGCGTGCCTTACCCTTCGCGTTCCCCAACGTGTGTCAACCATACCACACTACCGCCTGAACCTCGATAGCAAGAAGGTCTTAGACCTAATTGCGATCTTGCAACAGGTGATAAAGAGGAGCTGACAATGGCAGCAATGACTACTGCCCTCACGCCGTTCTCCGAACAGGGGAACAACCGCACGTATACC